CTGGATGACCTCCATCATGATGCTACCTAATAGCTTTTGAGAGCGGTCAAGTTGATCAAAAAGCCCCTGAAGGGTGGTAAGACCAGCACCTTGTCGAAGCATAGATAGGATGCCCGCTTTGTCGTCTTGGGCGCTACCGATTAACTCTTCGTTTACACCAGAAATTTGGGAAATTTCATCCCCAAGAAGCTTAGAGAGCTCAATCATCGATGGAGGGATCTGTGGTGGCATAATCTGTTCGACATCGGTCATTTGGGCCGTGTCTTTGATCGCTAATCCACGGCCCTGGCCAGAAAGAAAGATATCTTTAGGATTAACCAATGCATCAGCTTTATACTTCCAACCTGAATTTATTTGACTCTCAAGTATGTCTAATTCGATAGCTTTACGACGGTTGTAAAGATACTGGCTGTCACGAAGTCCACGAACAACGCCCTGGATGCGCCATGGAAAGCCACTCATCTGAGGGGTGTAATAAGCGAAGACTGGCACAAAGGGATAACGGTCCGTGCCCGTAAGGTTCGGACCGTCGTAAAAGACCTTACCCTGTACAACGATGGCTACTTTAACCGTAGGGATTTCTTGTTCTATCATTGTTACTTGGGGATAAAGCCTTAAAAATTCTTGAAGGCGAGCCTCTTCAGTAGAGCGCCATTCCAAGCATTCACCCGTTTGTGTATCGACTAACATTTTCTGTTTACGATAGTCGCGATAGTAAAATTCATCGTAGGTAAAGAGATTCTTCATCCCGTAGTTATAGGACTCAGGCATGAACTGGAAGCGGCCGTCCCGGTTACTTGAGTCGGGCAGCTGCATGATCTCATCTTTGTATTCGGGAAGTAAACTTGCGCACTCGCGCTTCATGAGAAAAGAACGTTTCCATAAAGCATTACAATCAGAAAGATCTGCTTTACGGAAGAACGGGTCAATTAAGAAAGAGTTATAAGAACAGTTATCAACGCGAATATTACCGCTGATAGGATCAGAACGATAATCAACCCATACCTGCAGGAGATTAAGTCCCGTAACAAGAGCACCGTGGAAGGCCTCTGAGATCGTCTCGAGAACACCCTCCTGCTGGGAAACCCATAACAAGATCTTGGTAAATTGATCAGCGGTCTTGGCATCTCCGTTCTCCACGGGTACAACGATAGTAGATTTACGCATCCGACGCTGGTGGCCAGATATCATATTTATAATACGTTTTATACGATTAAAATTAAACTGACGCCGACGATTAGCAGGCATATTAGAGTACAGATCGCTCCACAGGGTTTGATCGCCTGCTTCAAATCTTGTATCAGTATTTCCCTCCTCCCAAAAAGATTGGTTGATAGAAATTGCCTCTGCATGAAACGAGGTCATCTTCTTTAGAATGGCCTGGTCATGCTCATTATAGTAATCCGGTCCCAGTTGGGGAAACAAAGACATTGTCCCACCTCGCCCTGATCGTTCCCTAAACGATTAACCCCACTCAAACGACCTAGTCCTACGAAGCCCCGAAGGGCGTAGTAGGATCAAGTGACGAAAGAGACCTCAGGCGTAACAATTGAGATAGTGGCACGTAGAATTCTTCGAATACAACAAAGGGGCGAGAACTAGATTGTGCGAAACCCCGGAACCCCTTTAACGCTGTCCAAAATTGCTTTAAGATCGTCGATAGTAAAAAGATAGTAACCGTACTTAGGATGACGTAAGACACGGATGCCTGACTTAAACATCCAACTACGCAACGTTGTTGTTGAGATTTCGAGGCATTGAGCTGCCTCTGCAGACGTAAGATAATTATTAAGATTGATAGCTGACTTCATTGCCATCCCCCCAAAAAATGAATAAACTTCCCCTATTGATTACTCCAAGCCTTCGGGGTCGTAGTACAACACCTCCGGCCCCAAGCTAATTACCACACTTCCCATCCATCCTTCGTGAGTACTTCATTCATACTTCCCCCGACGTATTTCAATGCTTTTAAATGGTCATCATAGAGCTTGCTGTAGTAATAGCGCTCTTCATCAAGCGTTGTGGGATCCATGATCTTCTCGACAAGAACCCGTATCTTCTTTTTATAAAGCTCTATGGTTTCTTCATTACTTGGTAGTGGCATGTTAATGCACTATAAGATCGTCGGTTGGCACAAGTATTACCACTTGTTCTATACGTTTACGTACATCCATAGGCAACTTAGAGATCTCCTCGAGGCTTAGGTTTAGACAGGCAAGCTCTTCGTTGAGCGACTTTAAACAACGGCGTAGATTCCTCACATCAAACTCACGCATATAAATATCTTTTTTTATCGCCGATTTGTAATGCTTGAGAAAGAGTTCTTCGGTCCTTTTATAGCCCCGTTCAACATCAACTAATTCAGCATTAAGAATGTCGAGCGTCTTAAGATTGAGTTCCAGGTCTGACTGCACCGCCTTAATCTCTGCCATTACCAGAGAATGCGTGCTCGAGATACAATCAAAAATAGTGCGTACTTCTTGAAGATTCATTACCAACCCCTTAATTTTTAATCGTTACAATCTGCTTCTTCCATAGTTACCTGCACTTTGCTCTGACTTATGACGGTCTTTCCGCAATATGAGCAGGGGATATTAAAAGCCTTATGTTCCCGATGGTACTGCAGGTGGTACTCTTGGAGCTCAAGTTCAAGTGAGCGGTGTTTAATTGCATAGTAGCCCCACCATGTCCCAAAAATGAGACAAGTCACCACGAAAAATACCACGGTAAAATGGCTGATATCTTCAGTTGTCATTATCCATCCTCTCATTGTCTTCCTCAGGTATTGGCGATAAGCGCAAAGGGCTACGAAAACTAAAGCCGGTGCGCTGACTTTCCATTAAAAGGTCATCAATATCTACTTGGTTGGTATCACGGGCAATACTTAACGGTGTTTGCCCACGCCAGTTACGTTCAGTAATATCAAGTCCGAACCTTAAAAGAAGAGGAATTACACATAAACGTCCATTAAGAACAGCTAAATGAAGCGCGTTGTTACCTACCCAGTCAAAAGCAAAGATATCAGCACCGTACGAGCATAAAACGAGCAGCATAGTGCGTTGGCCATAACTGGCCGCTACGAGGAATGGTGTACGCCAGAAGTAATCAGCTGCTTCGATATCAGCGCCCGCGTTAAGCAGTTCCACTGCGCGGGGTACATCGCCATGCTGAACCGCACGGATAAGATTAGTTTCCCCAAAAGGTGAATAGTGCATGGCAAAAAGGGGAAGTGTGAGCAGCATGGCCACATATACATACTCTATGCGCATCTCAGACCTTTCTAGCTTAAACGCATCTCGAAATGGTTACTGTCGACTTTAGGAAAGTCTATTCCAGCTCGGTTCTGAACATGTAACGTCTTCCAATAGTCAGCAACAGGCTTGTAGAATGCAACATCAGTACGGTACGTAAAGGTGCTATCGAATAAATTAAGGTCAACTGCTAATCGTGAACAATGGAGGCTCTTCTTAATACCTTTACCCTGTTTGGCGTAGAGAGCAGCCTGCTCAGGGGTACGATAGACCTCACCAAACGTGCAGTGCATACCAGAGGCTTCTATAAAGAGAATTAATTGAGCGACATTCTTCGCAAAGATAGCTTGTTGTTGAGATAGCATTTAGTACCTTTCCGTATCCCTAAAAAAAGAGGGAAAACCAGCCTGATTACCGTAACAGGCTTCTTCGTAGTTGCGTTGTATTTCTTCAGATGAAAGCCCATCAGCAGTTTTAGGAAGCGATAACGCTAAGTAGCGGGCACAGTCTGAATTAGAAACGAGATAGTTATTGGCGTAATAACAATTATCTTGCTCAATCGTTAGATCGTAAACCTGTTCTGGTTTTTCTACTGAGTAAAGCACTACATTTGTGACTGCATGTTTTCGTGTACACATACTTATTACAGCTGAATACGCTCTTACAAATAACGCAATTGCGATTCTCATTATCGATTTTGCTACGAAACCTAAACCTCGTTCTACATGCATTAGAGCAGTATTTCTGCTCTTTAAGCAGGGCCTTGAATTCTGACTTACAGTTCTGACATTGCTTGTCATAGGTAATATTACGAAGCCGCGGAAGGCTTTGCTTGGCATGTTCTTTGTGCCATCTTCTACCATCTTCACTCGAATGCCATGCAGCTGCCTTAGCAGATAGCATTCGTAATTTTTCTTTACAGAGCTCTGATTGAGACCATGCGTCTGTTGCTGAGGCGTGTTCTCCGAGATGTTTTTTTGCAGGAGTACATTCGAGATTTTCGATGGCATTATTTTTAGGATTGCCATCTTTATGGTGGATGTGGTGCAGCGGAGGAATTTTACCGTTCTTTTCAATCCAAATTGCTCTATGAAGTGATGAAGCCTCGTTGAGCGAAGTAATGGCCTTTTTATAATAGTGTCCGTCCCATCTATAAAAATATCCATTAAAGAGGATGGATTCTTCATCCTCCGAGATAAGATAATTTTCTTGAATCCTTTTGAAGCGTCTACCGCTGAGAAATATCCAAATATCATTCGCCATATCTTAATCCTTGTCTTACTGTAATTTTCAATGACGTCATGATATCGCAACGAATCCGCATAGACAATACCACGCTGAGTAAAGATTTCATGTTCAGGGGTACAAACGATCTTGCCTTTTCTGGTAAGTATTCGACACAAAGTAGTAACCTTCTTTGGGTGGAGAGATAGTACCTTACGAATACCTAAAGGGGTAACCACTTCATCACCAACTTTAATGTCTTTAATAGCAACATCGCCTTTAGGTGTTTTTATAAGCGTGTCGCCAACAAAACAAGCGTGGCTCGACCAGTCATGAAGCGGATTGTCCTTATACACATCACGCTTGCTATCATACTCGCGTCGATAAGCCTCAAGGGCTTTAAGTAATTTTTCACACTTACGCTCATCCACCCACCACTTGGCCATCGCTACACGGGTAGCTTCTATGCCATCCTCGATAGGTAGGTTGGGTAATACATTAAACTTGATACCTAAACGAGCCGCTGACTCAAGGCGTGAAAGTCCACCCGTACTTCCCAGCTCCCGAACCCTGATATCGTGCGGAGCAAAATGTCCCCCATACGTGTAAGGTTTTTCAGAAAGTATTTTGGCGTAATGATCGAGTCCTTTATCAATGTTTTCATAGTAGTCAATTATTCTAATGGTCTGACCACAGCGCTGATAGAAGATGATGCAGGTAGGGTCGCTCACCCCAAGGTCCCAGCTCGTAAAGACCTTAAACGTAGGCTCCCAGGGGACATCACCGATACGACCTTCAAGGCGCATACGGTCGATGTAGCGGCCATAGTATGAGCCTTCAACGCCGGCACTAAAGGAGCAATTGTGGACGGCACAATCCTCGACAATGTAGCTTTCGTCTTCCTCGACCTTTAAATTATATACAAGACCCGTAAATGGTTTCTCGGTAATTGAATATATTTTCGAATTGCACATCGAACGTGGTCCCATAGGACACGCAATGAAATCAGTTTCAGGTTTCAAATCTTGTGCACGTATCCATACATTTTTAAAGGGGTCGTATTCTAGGTATTTATGTACCAGGATTAAATGATCAGGGGTACAAACTAAATTCTTGCGAATACTAGCAAATTTTATCTTAAGTATCTGACCGGAATATTCTCGTGAAATTACATCTAAAACTCTGCGCCATTTACCTGTATGAGTCATCACTACTTCGCCTATCTTTATCTCTGAAATAGGCTTATAGACTTCTTTTAGAAATCTCTTTTTCCGTTGACGGGTTTTCACCGTTTGGTTACCCGGAAAGCAAAAAAACTCCTGTTGGATCATATCCTCACTCATGGTCTGGCGTTCTTTTTCGATCTCAGCAAGAGAGATATGGCCGGTATCAAGCACGGTCTTAGTTGAGACGAACCATTCAGGAGAGTTACGGGCTATTTCATGCAACTCGTAGAAATGGTTACGACCGCGAGGGGTGCTAATAAAGAGCGCAAAGCCATTGTTATACATCAAAGCGGGACGAATGAACTGGTAGGCGCTCTTATCAGCCAATGCCCACTCTGAAAACACTACTGCTTGAGGGTTGGTACCCACCAAGGATTGCGAGGCGGTATCAGAACCAACAATCTGAATAATAGATCCATTAAAAAGGGTAAGTTTCATCTCTTGGCCGTTCTCACCCGTAATGAGTTCTTGAGGAATAAAGTCCAAGAACCGTTGGCCGTTAGAAAGAATACCATCCCAGATAACTTTTCTGCCCTGGTTATAGGTAGGCAGGCAGTAGAAGTAAACGCCGACCTTCTTTAAAGCTGCCCTCAAAATAATGTTGAACGCGGTGCAATCCTTCCCTGAGCGCCTACTCCAATTTAAGAGCACCTTCTTGTAGCCCTTATTCTCAATGGCATCAAGGATAGGGGCTTGATAAGACCGGAAGACGAATTTATTCAGTTTTATCTTGGTTTCTATGTTCATCGCGTTTCTTCTTATCTGCTACTTCCTTGGTTTCCTCTGCTTTAGGCATCTCTATTTCAGTAATGACATAGTTAGGCTTACCCGCATCAGCGATCTTAGTCTTAAGGGCAGCTATCTCGTTGTCCTTGTTAACATAGTCTTCGTCATAGATACGTTGG